TCTTTGCCCACCAAATGAATTCGTTATTGATGGTAACTCTAAAGCGAAACTGTCTAGACGGATCGGCCATCGATAGCGCGGATGTCCAGAAAGTTTCAGACATGTGATATCACCTCTGCTGCTATGCTAAAGTACCAAAGACCTTAGTCTCATTCTTGTCTAAGAATTCTGCCCAATCATAGCGGAATGTGACAGTGACTTCAGACATTTCGTCGCTTCCATAATCTAAATCACTGAAATCTATAGACTTAATCCATGCATGTATCAGCGACCAAGTTTCTAGTTGGTCTCCGTTTTCATCAATCATATGGATCCTGATAGAGTTGGCCCCGGCGGCATCGGTGTTTCCGCCCAATGTCTTCATGACAGACTGCTTTGACATCGATGTCAGCTTTCCGGAGGTACCCTTCGGAATGGCATAGCCAGAGGCTGCGATTGCCGCCATGAGATCCGAGCCCAAATCTGGGTCGACTGGATCAATAAAAGATATCGCAACCTCGCTCCAATCTGCCTTTCCTGGCCAATAGTAGGTGTGGTTCATGAAGTTATGTGAAGTCTCACCAATAGAAAGAGTCGGTCGCTGTGCAGTCTTTGCATACCACAGGACTCCGGAGTTCCCGAGTTCTACCTTAAATCTAAATGCCCTTTTAGGATCTTTTGCTGGTGTTGCTGTCCAAAAGTTACCGCCATTGCTTATCGCCATCTTGTGTTTTCTCCTTGCTTTCTAATAAATAGTAGTGAGGAGCAAAAATGCCCCCCGTCAGTTTCCTAGTCTTCGAACGAAGCACCAGATCTTGTGATAATGAAGTCAATTGCAATGAACTCGATAGCACGGGTCGGCTTGATAAATATCTTAGCATACATGATGTTTCGATCAACCAAGTCAGGTGTGGTTGTGGTTTCATCCAAAACAACCCTGAAGTCGTCAATGCCGAATCTAACCTTCACATCATTAAGGAAGCTATCTGCTCTGCTCTTGAAGCTATTCCAAGTGTCCTGCACATTGGGCTGGAAGAGTGTACTAGAAGCAATTTGACTGATTCCTCTCTTTGTGTAGATAAGAAGTCGTCGCACATTGATTCTATCCAAAGCAGACTGTGTTGCTTGCAGTGTCTTCTGTCCGAAGACAACGATGCCTTCAGATGGGAAGCTTGCGATTGGATTGAGATTGACAGCATAGAGATCGTCTCGGTTACGAGAAGTCAGTTTTGTCTCAACATTGAGAACCGCGATTCCACCTGCTCCTTGTGACAAGCCGCCTCGATTGAACCCTGCCGGCGCGAACCAAACATCGGCTGCCTTCTCTGTGTTTGCAAGAACACCAAGAGCAACGACTGATGGTGGCGCTTTAACAAATGAGCCATTAATATCATCTCTGATGGTGACCCATGGATAGTAGGCACAGCCATAGCTATTGTTCAGGTTACGAGCCTTGATGTTTGAAAGAACAGAGTCTAGGTTACCTTGCCTGTCGCTATTGGTCTTGTTGGTTGATTCATCATCAGCGCGAGGTGTGTACCCTCCCTTAACATCGATGACACCGAGAGCATCAGCACGAGCTTCACATGTGTCAATCAGATACTTTGTGAGTGCCTCGTTTGTCAATCCAGGCATCGTGATAATGTTGCAAGATAGAACCTCTGGATCTGCAACGGTGTCGATAGCTCTTTTGATTGTGTAGTAAGTATAGTTTCCTACTTCTGTTTCAGTATCGTCGATCCTGCCGTTTCGGAAAGGATCTCTCTCTGTAATGTCTAATCCATCGAAACCACCCCACATTGGAGATGTAAATCGATTCACCTTAGACTCAAGGATGTTTTGATATCTTGCCGTTCCTTGCCCAACAGAGCTTGATGCATTCCAAGATGTTCCAGCCACCAGTGAGCCAGAAGTCCAAGTTGCTTCCGAGATGCCGGCTGATGGGCTGGCTGATGTTGTCGAAGTGCCAGTTGTCAAAACAATCTCGTCGAGAGTGAAAATCCACTGCTCAGACAATGACCCATAGCCGCTGGCACCATATGTGTCTACCCATGATGAATCAGAAATAACATCTGAACCCAGGGGACGGAGATAATCTCCATAGCCTGGATCCGGAGTGGTAACTCCGCTAGCCTTTCCTGTGTGAAGGCCGAAGTAGGCAGTTGTCGTCGCGTCCGCGGCATCTTGTGTTGCCGTAGAGCGGATGCCGACAGTCGGGAAGGCTGCCGTAATAGTGCCATAAGATGTTCCCGTGTATACACCGGCGGATCCGAGTGAAGTAGGAATATTTCCAGATTGCTGCAAATATGTTGCTGAAAAGGAAGAACTGCTGAATGTCCCCGCAGGGAGACGAACAGGTCCGTAAACACCGAACGGAAGCAGTGCCGGCGAGGCACCTCCGTTCTTAACTTCGTCGTGAACGACAACACGAATGTATCGTGAACGATTTGGATAGTCCCCGTCCTCTCTGTATCGATTCTCGGTATCATCCCATGTTTGAGACATATCGCCAATCTGGATACCGATGTAGTTCATAGACTTGTTGTCGAGAGTGCAGTTTGAGAACCTCTCCAGAATAACTGGCTTAAGATCAGAATCTGAAGCTTTTCGAACAATGACATCAAAGGTTCCATATAGGTTGTTATCGTTGGAAGATGCTTTGATGTTGGAGAGCGAAATCTTCACATTGTTCTGTAGCCACTCGCCATGGCCGTTAATGCCGACGAACTTAAACAGCTTCTGCATGTCTCCGTAGGCATAGCTGCCTGTCGTCGCAGAGGTGTTCTGTGCAAAGAACCAGCCAGTGTGGGAATCTCGGTAAGCCATTGTTTGCTCGGCGGGCCCATTGTCAGAAGAATCGGCTATAGCAAAAATGGCGCCGTGCAGACTGCCAGTAATACTATCATCAATCAGATCTCTCTCGAATGTCTCGCCAAGCCAATAAGTTTTTGCGGTTGTCTCTATGGTGCTGTTCACCATTTGAGGATTAGTGTTGAAGGCATTTCGAATGAAGTTGCTGCTTCCCTCTGTCATGTTGAAAGAAATGTTTTCCACCTGTGTGTCAGAGCTATTATGAATAATTGCCTTGAAGTTGCTGTCGGAATCAGATGCCACGACACATGCTGCGTCCTGCCTGCCAGTAGAGTCTGGTGCTGTTCCGGATAAATATATAGCACCTGAGTCTAGATAAAACACTGCTGCAAGCTTGGCATTCGAACTCATCACCGTTCCTCCCGCAAAGTTTGTATCAGAGGCGGACAGGTCGGTGATCAGGGCGCCGGCAAAACTAGTTCCATTTCCGGCGGAGGATGTGTTGAACGAGAAGCTAACCGTGACCGTGTTGGCGGACGATACGGCCGGCTGAATTCCTAGGCCAGCTAGCCTTGCAAGCTCAAGCGAGGCGGCGATGGATGTCGCAATAGTGGTAGTTGTCGCGCTGGTGCCGCTTTGGTAGCCCGTAATTGAAGACGCGGAGGTTGAAGCGGTGGCGGAATAAGTAGTTCCATCCGGACATGTCAAAGTCAAAGCGTGCCCATCATTTGCCAGAACAGCACTGTCAACAGTAAGAGTGTTCGTTGCAACTGCTCCGGAAGGCCAAACAAACAAACCATAAGCTCCGCCGTTGGATGCGGTTGAGGTGTTTGGTGTGTTGCTTGTTGCCCACCCGGCATAGCCAGAGGCGTCGGTTGCCGAGTCATGCTGTGTTCCCATGAGGCGGATAAATGTGATAGGGCCGACACCGGCCTTCAAGTATGCCTGTGCTGCATATGCACCATAAGTAGGGGATGACCGGTTAGTCTCTCGCCAAACATCATCAACACCGCCTTTACCATCGATTGGGGCGCCGAATGTTTCGACAAACTCAGAGAATGAGTTAACTTTGACAGGAATCATTCCTGGACCTTTTTCTGATCGACCGATGATAACTGGGCCGACATTTTCTGCTTGCGCAGGTATCTGTGACTGATCAACTTCGTTCAAGAAGATTCCAGGTGATACAAATCTAAATTTTCTGGCGTCTGACATACTTTTGTCTCCTTAATTAAACCACATGAGCCTTTTCAGTTAGTAAATAGTACGAGAACAAGGCAAACACCCTATTCCCTATAAAATCCCTTTCCTTTGTCATTCTTTCCAAGGAAGGCGTTTATGTCGCCGACAATTACCTTTTCTCTCGGAATCTTCACATCAATGATGCTCTCCTCTACTGAGACTTTCGGCTTCTTATCATTAGGGCCTTCTCCCATTAGATATCCGAGAATCTTAAGTTGGATTTCTGTCTCGTAGCTCCTTTCCTCTTCTCCTAGTTCGGCAATGTTGTTGCTTTGGCCAAAGGAGCCCTCGATGAAGCCCTCATATCGGTGCCCTTCGTGAGAGATAAAGAAGTTATTCATCTGACCGGTCTTTGTAATAAAAGGCTGAAAAATATCGTTCATTTGCTGCAAATATTCTGTCCTTATCTTTAAAGAATACATTACCTTCACATAGACAGGGATGGGAAGATATTTAGTTTGAAACACCACCCTGCTATTGTTTGTTGACAAGGAAGGAAAGTTTAGCTGGCCATGGCCGACATAAGGGTTTTCTGATGTGCCGTATTGACGAGCAGACCAAGCATTTCTAAAGTTTGATGTTTTATTCTGTTGTATCGTCTTTCCTGCCGGAACAGTTACCCTTCTTTCTTCTCCGGAATCAGGTATATGTGCCTGAAAGGCTCCCTTGAAGCTGGGATCCTTTTCTACTGATGTTCTCTCTATAGTCACCAAGGGAAGTTTTAAAACACCCTTTGAATCTCGAAGATCTTTATCTGCTTTTACTTGGAAAGATCTTTCGGCAGAGACCCAGATAATAGGCACTTTTTTCCATCCCTTGTTGGTGTTCACATGAAGATCAAGCTCTCCTTCTGCAAACCCAAAAAGAGCACGATCAATGATTTCAAGAGTTGAAGGCATGAAAGAAACTTCTTTAATGTTCTCGTTAGCATTCTCTATTTCTGTGTAGTCATAATCAGGAGGCATCGAATAGTCCCTCTCTTGCTCTGGTGCATTTGGCTGAGATCTCAAGTCTGTGATCTATTTGTCCAAACAATTGTTTTGGCTCTGCGAGTGTTACTATCTCATAGTGAATGTCACCATAGAGAACAAAGTCTCCTTCGCGAACATAAAGATCCTGATCTTCGGTTAGTCGCCTTTTGTGGAAATGAACAGTGATGCTGGCATCTTTATCTAAACCGATGTTGGTATTATACTTTGTTGTAATCCCGTCAAATTCTACAAGGGCATGAACCCTAACAGGGGAAAGAAATGTCTTTGTCATTGCTTCGCCATAGAGATCATGAAAGTTTGTCCTCTCAATATCAATAGGATAGTAAACTATAGTTTGCCCTATTACTCTCTCAATAAGCTCATCGTTGACCTGCTTAACCAGATCTCTTTCTTTCTTGCCTAAGAACAGCGGAGGGGGAGGTGCTGATGGTTGCTTCCATTCATTACTCATATTTCACCTCCTATCCTTGGTAAATTAACATTGGAATCTCTTGCTGAACTGTATCTATTGCTGTGACCATCGCAGCGTCTTTCTCTGCGAGAGCCTTGTAAGTCATTTCATCAAGTATTGTCTTCAACTCTTCTTTTAGTGCAGTCTGTTCATCTTTCGCCTGTCCGAGCAGGTCAGAAGCATTTAAGGTAACGCTCTCGCCTGGAATGGGTATAGACCCGAACTTTCCTCTAACTTGCCCTAGGACCTCCTTAGAAAGCGCTAAAGCATAGTTTCTAACCCACTGTTTGCCAATGGCATTAATATTCTGATAAGGAACATTGTCGAAAGGCAAAGTATTCATGTTATTTATGCCATCAGCACCGTGTTTTCTGTCTGAGTCTTCTTGCCAGCCATCCGTGTCTATAGAGAACTGGACCCAAAAGCTCTTCACATGCCCATCTGGAATCGGAAAGATCCGCAACTTATTGTTATGGATCTCGTATGAATAGTGAGAAAGCCTTGTCCAAAGGTGATCCTCATATGCCATGGCCTGTAGCTTATTGTGCCAAGATGGGATAATCTCAAATGTTGTATCGTCGGAGAACTGGCCGTAGTAGTTTAGGTTGCCGACAACATTCAGGCCGCCGTAGTAGCCGAAGAAGCGCCACATTGATTGTGGTGTCTTATAGAAAACTCTTTCTATTCTGACTTTATTGTTCCCGACAAGGCCGGAAAAAGGAACAGTACCTCCCGTTGCCGCATCCAGGTTGTTGGCGGCCGCACTGGAGATGATTGTTTGTAGATCATAGTCCTGTGTTGATGCCACTGTATTAAACGAAGCAGAATACATTGTTTGGTTTCCGCCTGCTTGTGCTGCCACTGCTATGCCATCAGCAACTCTTTTCGCATAGCCGAACTCAAAGCGAGGGAAAGATAGGTTTACCGAAGAGCCAGAGGCATCTCCGCCAGTCATCTGTCCGTCGTGATCAAAGGTGCCCGTAGACATGCCAAGAAGATCGGACAATACATTCTTTGCTTGGTGAATGTTTATTTGATATGAATATTCTAGCACTGCTTCTTCGTAAGAAGCATAAATGTTTCCAACTGTAAGCTCGACATCAAGAATGTCTCCGCCTAATTTCTTATAAGTGAAGGCAACCTGATCTGATGCACCAGAAACGAAGTTCGTATCGTAAAGTGCAGATGTCGATGTGGCATATATCCCAAACGGATAATGCGATGTATTAGCAGCGCCATTGCCTGTCGAACTAACACTTCCTGTAGATGTCAGGATAACAGTACTAGTTTGACTAGATGGTGTTAAAGTTGGAACGGCCATTCACTAGTTCTCCTTGTGAGTCTTTAGTAAATAGTCTATCCTTCTGTCTTTTTACTTCCGAAGATACGCTTAGATGCAGTCTTCTTCTTCGCTGGCGCCTTTTTAGGTGCTGCCTTTTTAGGTGCTGCTTCTGCTGGTGCTGCTGGTGCTGCTGGTGCTGCTTCAGACGCGTTCGCGATTCTAGCTGCCTTCATTCTTCTTTTCCAAGTTTTGCCCATGTTATGAGTCTCCTTATTGTTCGTAGTAAATAGTTCGCCACA